AAATATCCTGTTTTAAAAACGATTTTAAAAAAAAGCACTCCCTATGTTCAAATAATACCTTCCAAAAGAGATGCTTGGAAAATGCAGATACAAAAAGTAAATAGTTTGCAAAAAACCATAAAAAATGTCAATTATGCATCTGTTTTAAAAAATTTTTACAAAAATAATTTTTGGAATAAAAAAAAATGGAGTTAAAAAAACACATTCAATGTTTTGATAACGTAGTACCAATTCATTGTCTTCAAAGTTTTTTAAAAATTTGTAACACTGTAAATTTTAAAAAAGCTCTTGTAGGATCAGGACGTTTTGATGAAGAAGTAAGATCTGTTTTAAATTATAATTTAAATAATTTAGACAACAGCCTTACTTTAGTTCATTGGTATAATTTTTTTAAAAGTTTTATCATACAAAATTATAAAAAATATTGTTTAAATTATTCCGAGTTAAATCATAAAGATTTTGTATTTCAGGAAATGGAAATTTTAAAATATGAAAATTCAAACCATTATACTTGGCATGCTGATAGTTTTGTTCATGCTCCAAGAACTGTAAGTTCTATTTTGTTATTGAATAATGATTATGAGGGAGGAAATTTATTGTTTAAAGACCCTTTAACAAACGAAATAGAAAAAATAACAATTTTACCAAATCGTTTAATTATGTGGCCAAGTAACTTTCTTTTTCCACATAAGGTAGAACCAGTAACAAAAGGTGTAAGATTTTCGATTGTAGCATGGATACTATAAAAAATTTTAAATATAAAAAAATAGAAAATTTTTTAGAAATTAATGAAATTAATTTATTAAAAGATTACTGTCGTATAAAACATAGAATAAATGAAAATTCTTTTGATTTTCATCAAAACAATAACGGCGACACTTATTTCTATGGAGACCCTTTAATGGAGTCTTTATTAATACAAAAAATACCATTGATGGAAAAAATTTGTAATCTTGAACTGTTTGCAACTTATGCTTTTTGGAGAATGTATTCAAAATTTTCAGTATTAAAAAAACATAAAGATAGAGAATCTTGCGAAATTAGTGTAACAGTCATGATAGGGTCTGATAGAACTTCGTGGCCAATTTTTATAGAAAATAATTCAATTGAACTTAACCCAGGTGATGCAGTAGTTTACTTAGGTTGTGAAGTAGAACATTGGAGAGAAGAATTTCAAGGGGATTGGCATGCTCAGTGTTTTTTGCATTACGTTGATAAAAATGGACCATTTAAACATTTATCCAAAGATGGTAGACTTTTATACGGGACTTCAAAGTAACAATGAAAGTTATACAAAAGAAAGATGGATCTGGAGAAATGATTTTTACATTTAAAGAACGTCTTTTTATCTTACTTAAAGGCAAAGTAATTTTTTCAGACGAGTCTTTAAGACATTTTGGAAACGCTTTAATGAAAATGGTCATAGATTGGCAACACAACTTTTCTGAAAACACTAAAAATTTGAATACATCATTTGATCAAAAAATAAAATTAGATTAAATTTTATTTTTTAAATGATTCCAAAAATAATCCACCAATCAGCTCCTAAAGAAATTCAGTATTGGCACCCTATTTGGAAAATTTGTCATGATTCTGTAAAAAATAAATTTAAAAATTTTGAACACTTTTTATGGACTGATGAGAAAATAAATGAATTTATTTTTACTTATTTTAGAAATTATTATGATGATTTTCAAAAAATAAAAATTCACATAGTTGGATTAGATTTATTTAGATACGCTCTTCTTTATAAATGTGGTGGTATTTACATTGATATGGACATGTATTGTTACGAAAATTTTTATGACGACTTAAATGGGGATATAAATTTAGTTGAATCTAATTGCCCAGATGAATATGAGCAATTAGAGTTAGTTCAAAATTCTTTGATGGCTGCAGCACCAAATCAAAAATTTTTTAAAGAGTGTTTTATAGAAGGATTACAAAGATCCAAAAATGTAAAATTTAAAAAAAAAATTAATGATAATCATTTTAATGTTAAATATACAAGCGGACCTGTTATGTTAAAAAATATGATGCAAAAATTTAAAAATGTTTATAGAATAAATATATTACCTTTAAAATTTTTTAATACGACTGATAATCATGGTTATGAAAAACAACACAAAGTAAGACACATGTCTAGTGGAATGTGGGGCAAAGAAATTTTGAAAAATTTTATAGATATTCAAAAAGATCAAAATTATAATTATACTTTAGAAGATTATTTTAAGTTAAGTTATTTAAAGAAAACAAAAATTGATGTTGATATATTGGATTTTCATAAAACTTATAAACCAAAGCCTTAATTGTAAGAATTATTTGTTTAAGGTATAATGCTTTATGCCTTTAAAAAAAATACCGGTAGCACCAGGATTTGATAAACAAGATACTGCATCTCAGGCTGAGGGTCGCTGGATTGATGGAGATAATGTACGTTTTAGATATGGAAACCCTGAGAAAATAGGGGGTTGGGAACAAATACTATCAGACACCTTAGTTGGAGCTGCAAGACATCAACACTCATGGGTAACAAGAGATGGTGACAGATATGCAGCCATTGGAACAAATAAAGTATTAATAATTTATTTTGAAGGTTCTTTTTATGACATTACACCTTTTGATACTGCACTAACTAGTTGTACTTTTTCTACAACCAATGGGTCTCCTACAGTCACAGTTAACAAAGCTGGTCATAGTTTAACAGTTGGAGACATTGTGCGTTTTGCATCAGTTACTCCGCCTACAGGGGCTGGTTATGTTGCTAGTGATTTTACGACAAATGCTTTTGAGGTAAAAACTACACCTAGCTCAAGCACATTTACTATTACTATGCTAACCAATGCAGCGACAACTGTGTCAGCATCTGGATCTGCAACGTGTAATCCTTATTTTAATTTTGGTCCCTTAAATCAAACGTATGGTTATGGTTGGGGTACATTTAATTACGGTGGTTTTAGTTCAACAGTTACTCAAACTGCAATAGATCAAGTAGGTGGAATAGATAATTCTGTTTCAACTATTCCAGTTGATTCAACAACAGGATTTGCAACCACTGGAACAATATTAATAGGATCAGAATTAATTACTTATTCAGGAAAAACTAGTACAACATTTACAGGGGCTACTAGAGGTGCAGAAGGAACAACAGCTACATCACACGCTGATAATGTAATTGTCTATGATGCAGCAACATTCGTCGGATGGGGTGAAGCTTCAACTGTTGCCACAACTATCCGATTAGATCCTGCTAATTGGTCTTTAGATAATTTTGGTGACATTTTGATTGCAACCATGCACAACGGTCCGACATTTACTTGGGATCCAGCAAGCGGACTAACAACTAGAGCAACAAAAAATACCAATATGCCTTCAAGATCTGTAATGAGTATTGTTTCCGACAGAGATAGACATTTAATACATTTAGGCACTGAAACAACTATTGGAACATCAGGAACACAAGATAAGATGTTTATACGATTTTCTGATCAAGAAAATTTGGATGATTATGCTCCAACATCAACAAATACTGCTGGAACGTTTAGGTTGGATACTGGAACTAAAATTATTGGAGCAGTAAGAGCCAAAGATTACATTATTATTTTAACTGATGAAGCTGCATATGTAATGCAGTTTGTAGGTCCTCCGTTTACATTTTCTATAAGAAAGGTTGGATCAAACTGTGGTTGTGTTGGTCAACATGCTATAGTTTTTGCTGAAGGCGCAGTCTATTGGATTGGTGATTCTGGTGGATTTTTTATGTTTGATGGTACAGTAAAATCTATACCTAGTTTAGTTGAGGACTTTGTATTTAAAACTACAACAGACAATTTAGGATTTAATTACGATGCAAGTGAACTTACTTATGGTTCACACAATTCTTTATATCAAGAAGTTTATTGGTTCTATGCAACTGATGGATCAGATCAAGTAGATAGAATGGTATCTTATAATTATGGAGACAAAGTTTGGACAACAGGAACTCTTGCTAGAAGTTCTTACTTAGACGCAAGTGTATATGCAAATCCCTATGCTACAAAATTTGTTACAACTCAAACCCCTACTTTTCCAGTAGTAAATGGAGTATCTGCAGGAGCATCTATCTATTATGCTCAAGAAGTTGGAGTTAACGAAGTTGACTCTCAAGGTGCAAAGACCGCGATAGCGGCTTACATACGATCTGGAGACTTTGACTTAGATATTGATGGCGACGGTGAATATTTTTTATCTGTTAGAAGATTTATACCTGATTTTAAAAATTTAGAAGGCACTGCAAAAGTGACATTATTTTTACGAAGTTATCCAGCAGATACAACTACTGCTAAAGGTCAAACAACTATTGGTCCTTTTGATGTTACAACAGATACTGACAAGATAGATACTAGAGGAAGAGCAAGACTTGCAAGTATACGAATTGAAAACACAGCCATTGATGAAAATTGGCAATATGGTATTTTTAGAGTAGATGTTCAACCGGATGGAAGAAGATAATGGCAAAAATTGATGTTTATATTCCTGAGCCCAGCGCAACATATAATGTAGAGAATCAAAGACAAATTTTATCTGCACTTGCATTAATAAAGGAACAGCTTAATACATCTTTTTTAAATGAATCTGTTGAAGATTTACAAACATTTAGTTGGTTTATAGGTGGAGGAAGTTCGTGACTATAACTTATAAAGTACAAGGTTATGATTTAAGCACAACTAATTTAACTACTACTCTTACTATAAATACTTCCTCTGTTGCAATTGTAAGAGAAATATCTGTGGCTAATGATCATAATTCTGCTGTTACAGTGGATTATTTTTTTAGAGATTCTTCTACAAGCACTGATTTTAAATTTTATCATACAAATGCTCCTGCAAACTCACATGATAATGCAGTGCATAACGTACTAGTATTAGAAGCGGGGGATTCGTTAAAGTTTCAAGCAAATACAGCAGCAAAAATTTCTGGACAAATTTCTTATGCGTTAATAAATAGAAAAAATCAGAATGGCTAGAAAAATTCAAACAGGTTCTGGTACGTTTATAAAACGAACTAACAGAAAAAGACCTGGAAGACACACAAAAAAACCAAACAAAAGTAAACATTTTAAAAAGTATAAAGGACAAGGTAAGCGTGGTTAACTCAATTATTCAAAATTCTATTGAATTTCTATTATCCAAAAAAATGGACAAAGTAAAACATGGAAATAAAAATTTTTTCCAACATTTAGTTGGAACTTACAATATTTTAAAAAAATGGAAACAACCTGAAGAAGTTTGTTTAGCTGGCCTGTTTCATAACATTTATGGTAACAATTTTTTTAAAAGTGGAATTTCCATTCAACGAAAAGAAATAATAAATTTGATTGGTAAAGAAAGTGAAAATTTAGTTTTTGAATTTACACATTTAAATAGAGAAGAAATTTTAAAAGAAAATAATTTAAACTTATTGTCTATTTTTTCAGCAAATAATTTAGAACAAGAAATATTTATAAAGAAAATTGATAACTTTATTGAAAAAGAAGAAAATGACAAATTATGTGCTTTTTTTTCTAATCTTAAATATTCGTTTGAAGGTCGTAATAACACTAACTTATCAAAAAAATTTATTAAATATTTAAAAGAAGATAATTTAGAAGAAGACAAATTAAAAAAAATTGCTGATAATTTATTAAAAAAATTTGGACTTTTTCATTTAGTTGATTTAAAAAGGGCTTATTCAAATTTACAAACTTATGGGTATCATGGAGAATTTCATCGAGATGAAGGAGCAAAAGAATTAAATGAAGTTTTTACAGTAATGTTTTATTTAACTAATGAATGGAATGCTGATTATGCAGGGGAAACTGTGTTTATTAATGATTTTGGTGATATAATATTTTCAATTTTACCACAACCAATGAGAGCTGTTGTTTTTGATGGTTATTATTTACATGCTCCAAGACCTCTTTCAAAAATTTGTCATGTTCCCAGAATTGTAGTAACATTTAAGTACATGGTAAAATAATGTTTTATATTTGGCATACTCTTTTGGTAATATTTTTTATTGCTTTGGCTTTCGGTTTAGGATATAGCCTAGGTAAAAAAAATGTCAGAAAAGTTTCAAATAATAGATGGTAAAAAAGTACCAGTTATAGACTGCGAAACCATTACCACTTACAGAAACAAATTAACTGGACAAGTATATTCTTCAAAAGAAGAGGCTGACCAAGATATAAATAATCCTACGACTGTTACAAAAAAAGAACACGTGGTAACAGATATTGTTGTAAAACCAGCATCATTATTTTTTGATTTAAGTTCTCAATGAAAAATTTAAATCATATTGGGATAAATCATGAATATTTACCAGTAGATTTATTTAACACTTTAAAAATAGAAATTCAAAATTTACGAGGCAAAGTTGGTCAACAACAAAGACTTGCTGGTAACATTAAAGAAGAATGGAACTTAGAACCATCTATTTCAAAATTTAATAATTACATTATCAATTTAATTAATAAACACCCTGATCACTTAAGGTATCTAGTAACAGAAAGAAAAAAATTTGTAAATGAAGACAGAGTACCACCATTACAACTTATAAATTTTTGGGTTAATCTTCAAAAAAAACATGAATTTAATCCTGTTCACAACCATAGTGGTTTATTTAGTTTTGTTATATTTGTTCAAATACCTTACGATCTAGAAAGAGAAAAAAAAGAGGGGCCAGGATCTTTAAGTAATTCAAACTTTACATCTTGTTTACAATTCCACACAACTAACACATTAGGAAGACATTATGATGAAATCGTTTACGTAGACAAATCCTACGAAGGAGGTATTTATTTTTTTAATGCAGAAACAATGCATTGTGTATATCCATTTTTTACTTCAGATGATTATAGAATTACTGTATCAGGGAATATAGGATGGGTTTATTAATGCAACCAAGAGGCGGAACAGAAATACAACATGAGTATTTAAATAAATTTGTAGATTCTAAATTATTATCTCACTTTCAAATTTGCACCTCTGTACCAGGAAAGATACCTATTGATCCTAGTAAAATAAATATATTGTGGCAAAAAAATAGTCACGATCAACCTAACATTTATCCTTGGTTTCAAGATAAATCCAATCATACTAAATATGATTGGTATGTTTTTAATAGTCATTGGAACTATGAAAAGTTTAGAATGTATTTTGATATTCCAACAGAGAGATGCACAGTAATTAAAAATGGTATTGAAGATTTTCCAACTAGATCTTTACGATATAATAAGGGTGAGCCCATACGATTAATATATCACTCTACTCCTTGGAGAGGATTAAATGTATTACTTGCAGCAATGCAATACATTAAAGGTAGTTTAATATCTTTAGATGTTTATTCAAGCTGTCAAGTTTATGGTGATCAATTTAAAAACGAAAATGAAAAAAATTATGAGGGTTTATATGAACAAGCAAGACAATTGCCTAATGTAAATTACATTGGTTATAAATCGCATGAATACATTTTAGAAAACTTACATAAATATCATATGTGGGCTTTTCCAAGTATTTGGGAAGAAACATTTTGTATATCTGCCATAGAGTGTATGGCCGCAGGTTTATATTGTATTACTACTGATCTTGGAGCATTGTTTGAAACTTGTTCTGAATTTCCTATTTATATTCCTTATGAAAAAGATTATGACAAACTTGCTGAACAATTTGCAATGACAATTAAAGCTGCTGCAGAACATCTACACGAAGACCACATACAAAATCATCTTGCGATGCAAGTTAAGTTTGTAAAACATTTTTATAATTGGAATAAAATTGCACAACAATGGACTGGATTTTTAAACGGAGCTCTACATGCAAGATCCAAGTAAACCCATTTGGATAAAACAAAAACCTCAGTTAGAAGTTCAAGCGGCTCCTTTTAGTATATTTGTTGCTACACCAGTTCACTCAGATGTGTCTATTCACTTTGCTCAAGCATTATTAGAATTTCAAAAAGCCTGTGTAAAAAGAAAAGTATCTGTTCAATTTCAATTTACTAAGTCTTCTTTAGTCACTCAGGGAAGAAACCTTTGTGTTAATTCTTTTTTAGAAACTAGTATGACCCATATGTTGTTTATTGACTCTGATATTGATTTTGATGC